GAACTGGGACGGCACGCAGTTCCTGGTGCGCCCCTACAACTTCGATGAGCTGCAGGCGCAATACGCCAAGATCCGCCAGCGGCGCATCGAGCTGCTGAAGGCCAGCGACTGGACGCAGATCACCGACTACGACCTCGGCGCCGATCGTGAAGCCTGGGCCACCTACCGCCAGGCCCTGCGCGATCTGGCCGATGCTGCCAACCCGTTTGACATCACCTGGCCGCAGCCGCCTGTACCCGACACGCCGCAGGTGTGAAGTGCAGCACAGCCACGGTAACCGCTACAGTTGTCATAACTCCAGCGGTTCTACTCTCTTCGTAAACCCATGGCCAGCCTAATCTACCTATCGTGCCTGGACGACAGCGCCAAGGGCAACATAGATTTCGACACGGATACGTTTAGGGTTATGCTTGTCTCTGCGTCATACGTACCGGACAAGCTTACCCACACCAAACGTTCCGCTGTAACCGACGAGGTTACTGGCACGGGTTACACTGCTGGCGGTGTTACCTGCACCTGTACGGTTGCAAAGTCCACGGTAAACAACGAAGTAACGCTTACATTCGCTGCTGTAAACTGGCCGACAGCAACACTAACGGCCCGCGGTGCCGTCTACTTTAAGTCCAGGGGTGGAGCGTCATCAGCAGACGAGCTTATCGCCTACGATGACTTTGGCGCCAACATCTCAAGCACCGCTCAGACCTTCTATCTGAACTCTTCGGTCCTTACCCTGCGCAATCTGACATGAGTACCATCGTAACTCGTTCCGGCAAGGGCACACCTCTTACTCACGCCGAACTCGACAGTAATTTTAGCAATCTAAACACCGATAAAGCTGGCTACGTCACGGGCGAGGGCGGTGCGGTAAGTCAAGCAACGAGCAAGGCAACAGGCGTAACGCTTAATAAGCGATGCGGTCAGATTACGCTTAACGGCGCCTCTCTTGCAGCATCTACCACTGTAAGCTTTACGCTTACGAATAGCACAATCGTAGCCACTGACATCGTTGTGCTGAACCACGTATCGGTAGGTAACCTAGGCGACTATGCGCTTAGCGCTAGGGCCGCAGCAGGATCCGCTACTATCGCAGTACGCAACCTCACTGCCAGTTCACTTTCTGATGCACTCGTCATTGGCTTTGCGGTAATCAAAGCAACCGCCGCATAAGCAATGAATTACGTTGTACTCGGATATTACGTATCTGGGTATGCCGAGGGCGACTCGGTTATCACGTCCTCGCTCCAGGAGGTTTCCCCTGGAGCGGTAATTGAGTTGTTCCAGCTCGTACTGAATACCGCACAACACGGCATAAACCAGACATTCTACTTCCACGCTGGCACCAATCAGCTGGAGAGCAACGTAGTTTGGCAAGGAAATACGTACCAGGCATTTCCCATCGAGGCCGACGGGTTTGAATGGGACGGTCAAGGCTCCTTACCCCGCCCTAAAATCCGCGCCGCCAACGTCCTAGGAACCTTATCAAACCTCATACTCTCCTTACCCGAAGGCTTAGAAGGTGCCAAGGTCGTGCGCGTCCGCACCCTGGCACGCTTTCTCGATGCCGTAAACTTTCCGTCCAGCATTAACCCAACCGCCGACCCCAACGCCTCGTGGGAACCGGAAATTTACTACATAGACAGAAAAGCGTCGGAAACTCGCACAGCAGTCGAGTACGAATTAGCCAGCGCATTCGATCTTGTAGGCGTTAGAGCCCCTAAGCGTCAATGTGTTGCCCGCTGTCAGTGGGTCTACAGATCAGCCGAATGCGGCTACACAGGACTAATCTACTTCAACGACAAGGATCAGCCCGTAGGCTCTTCTGCACAAGACTCGTGCAGCAAGCAGCTCTCCGGGTGTGAGCTACGATTTGGGCAGTACGCCCAACTGCCATTCGGCGGCTTTCCGGGCATTGGAACCTTCTTCGTATGAGCTGGAAAGACGCCGCACTAAGCCATGCACAAGCGCTCGATCCGCACGAGTCATGCGGCCTTGTTGTAATTGTAAAAGGTAAGGAAACTTACTGGCCCTGCAAAAACATCGCAACTTATCCAGAGCAGATGTTCAGTATCTGCCCAAACGATTATGCGGAAGCGGAACAGGCCGGCGAAGTTGTGGCCATAGTACACAGTCATCCCGCATTCCCGACTACTGCCAGCAACGCAGACATGGTTGCAGCGGAAAAAACAGCTTTGCCATGGCACATCGTCAACCCCAAAACGCTGGCCTGGAGCACGTACACGCCCTGTGGCTACGTCGCACCGCTCATCGGTAGGGAATGGGTCTGGGGCGTGCAGGATTGCTGGACTCTTGTCAGGGACTGGTACGCAGAGCAGGGTATCGCTTTGCCCGACTGGGAGCGCCCCGTCAACCCTCTTGACTTTGCCGACGCACCCATCTTCGATGCGTGCTGGCCCGCTGCCGGCTTCAGGGAACTAAGCGACGACGAAGACTTACAACCTGGCGACGCACTGCTTATGTCAATCCAGTCAAACACAGGACTGAATCACTGCGGCGTCTACATCGGTGATGGCATGGTACTCCACCACCTACGCGGAAGACTCAGCAGCCGCGACATCTACGGAGGCTGGCTCCTTAAATGTACCGGAAGGAGGTTGCGTTATGTTGCGTAAGATCCGGCTATACGGAAGCCTTGCGAAATTCGTAGGCACCCGAGTCCTAGAGGCAGACGTACGCACAGCAGCAGAAGCCGTGCGCTTTCTTGTCACTAATTTTGATGGGCTTGAACAGCACATGGCTGACAAGCACTACAAAGTAATCACGCACACCGCAATAACACTAGACGAACTACACGATATAACTAATGTAGATGCCATTAAAATTATACCAGCCGTCGAAGGCTCCGGTCCCGTGGGCCGTATTTTAGCTGGCATTGGACTTGTCGTTCTTTCCTTTTTCGTCCCATTTGCTGCTCCTTTACTTCTTGGCCTAGGCGCAAGCTTGGTGCTCGGTGGCGTAGCACAGCTGCTTACTCCTGTGCCCCGAATAGGACAGGGTGAAGACTCAGTAACCGACACAAAAAGAAGCTACAACTTCTCGGGTATTCAACAGACGAGCCGAGCTGGTACGCCAGTGCCGCTTGTTTACGGTAAGACCCTAGTTGGTAGCGTTGTTATCTCTGCGGGGGTTTCCGATGAAGTAAAAACCGGCGAAGCTGTAATACTAGATAGCCCGACCGATACAAACAGATTGCTTCCTGGAGGCTGCGATGGAGCAGGCGGAGTCAAGCTTATTAAGTGGTACAAAAACGGTGTTCATATATCTACACACGATTACACCACAGGCAGTCCACCTATACTTACCTATCACACGGCGGACATCAGACCTTCGTGGGAAGACGAAAACACTGCCGTCATAATTATGACGCCAGGGGATGTTGGCGCCACGTATATGTCTACCGTAGAGTGCTTTAACGGATCGGTAAACCAATATATTAAAGTCGTGGGAGAGAACGACTGGGTGCGTCCAGCCCCTGAAGGCTATATGTGGTTCTATCAGTTGGAGTTCTTTTATGTTAAGTGCCAGGGTGCCCCTGGCCAGGGCTTGCGCACGGCCGGTCCTTCCACTGGGGGCTATGGTTCGCCTCTGTGGATTGTAAACGATCCAAGCTCTAGCATGGCTGTTTGCGGGGAAAGCGAAAACCTGAAATTACTAATAGCTGGCATGGAAAATGCAAACTCTCCACCGTGCTATCCGCCGGTGTTTAGTGGGATAACGTACAACAACCTCGGCAGCATCGGAGACATGTTCACCATAAAATACGCAACACGTTTGATTTCTACCCTTGTGCCTGTCAACATGTGCCCGTAGACTATGACGAACAACAGCCTATCACCGTTCATCGAACAAAGTGAGGCCGATAGGCGCCTCGCTTTGTGCCACGTCTGCGAAAACTACATAAAGTTGACGGGGCAGTGTTCTTTGTGCTACTGCTTTATGGGCGCTAAGGTGCGGTTTAGGATCGCAAAATGCCCAGCAGGTAAGTGGTAAGTCCATGACATCCTCGCAATCCCCTGTACAACCACTGCACGCACTCGTCTCCGGCGCGGGTGGCAAAGGTAGCGCACCAGCTCCGCGCAAACCCAGGACCGACGCGGACAGCCTCAACTCCACACAATACGCTAATGTCCTCGACCTAATTTCCGAAGGCGAGATTGAAGGCTTGGTAGACGGCTACAAGTCAATTTTCTTCAACAATACAGCACTTCAAAACTCAGACGGTTCATACAACTTCCAAGACGTAGAGATCCACCTACGCAGCGGCACACAAACCCAGACCTGGATCCCCCTAGCCAGCGGCGGCGTAGAAGACGAAAAACCAGTCGGCGTCGAGGTACAGCAGGCATTCCCCATCGTAAAGACGATCAC